TCTGTACGCCGCCTGCCATAAAATTCACCCATAAAAAAAACCCGCCGAAGCGGGTTACTTGTTGCCGGTCAAAAGCCGACGAACGGTAGAAATATTGTTTAAAAAGTGCTTGATTGCGCCTAATTATAGGCGCATAATTCAACACATAGGGAAGGCAATCGCGCCGCCCAGTAGTCAAATGAGGACTTCAAAATGGAAAACATGCAACAACTCCCCAAAATCGTCGAAAACACTTTTGCCTATGTCTCCACTGGCAACTGCACTCAAAACTGGATGGTTGATGGCGACGACATCCAAGATCGTGCCAATGCTCATCTGTCTGCTTACTATGGGGTAGAAGCAGTCATCCATCAGCGCGGCGTTCATGGGTTCGCTTTGATGATTGGCGATTATGTTATCGATTTATTCAACACCCGCGAAGCTGCCGATAATTATCTGGCCAACGTATCCATATAATTCCAATAGGCCGCTCCGGCGGCCATCGGAGAACAACATGAATCTCGAAAAAACAATGCATACCCTCGGGCGCATTTGCCGAATGGTCTGGCCCGAAGTCGGTGATGCCGACGAAACTGTCGTTGAAACCATCACAAAATTACCAGCACAAGGTTTCGGGTTATTGTGCTCGACACACGCATTCCAGTCAGCTATGGACGACCCAACAATTGAGCGACTTGTTTCAAGTTTGCCAGTAGATTTGCCAACCGGACCGCTTAAAATAGAGCTTCAAGGCCCATTTTATATTGGCTTTTATCAGCAAGCCCATAAAATTAACCTGTCAAAAGCTCTTGGCAAAGATGACTTGCGAATTATCGGTGAGGCTCTCTTTGGTGCCACATGGCAAAGCGAATTAGCACGGCAACTTGACATAAAAGATAGCCGACGCATTCGCGAGTGGCTATCAGGAGACCGATCAATCCCAGCTGGCGTATGGCTGGAGTTAGCCGAATTATCCAAATCACGCGGTGAGAATCTTGTTTCGCTGTCTGGACTCATCATGCAAACAGCCGATACCTAGTCGGCTACAACCCCGCAAACACCGCCTCGGTCTTCGCTTTCAGTTCAGCATCCGACAGTTCACGCCGCTTTGGCTTGTAGGGCATAAAGTGGTCACTGCCCCGCGCCGGCGCCCGAGGCGGCCGGTTGACGTTGTAAGTCATCGCCAGCAGCTCGGCGTTGCGCCGGTCGGCCCGCATCTCGCCAAAATGCGTCAGGTTGTAATATGCCTGCCACTCCTCCAGCTCATCCGCCCCCAGCGTCTGCTGCAACTCCCGAACCGTGCGCCCCAAATGGCCAGCCAGCAAAAACAGGAACTGGCGATCAGGACGCGCTAGGAGTTTTTTTCAGGGTCATCCCCCGACTTTTTGACCATGTTATTGAGGCGCAGCGCCACGTCGGCCAGGCGCATGACCGCCAGCGAGTTGAGTTTTTTGACATCCGGCAGGTCAGCCAGGCTGAATACTGGCTGGCCCTCAGCATCTTTGACCGTGCAAATCACCAGCAGGCTACGAAAATTCTCGGCGCGCTCGGTCTCCGGGTATGCCCGGTAGGCGCTGTCGAACAGGTCACGCTCGGCAACCGACATCACGCTGACGCGCAGCGCCTGGCCGTCGCCGAACTCCGGCACAGGAACCACTTCAAACGGCAACGCAGTAATCGTTGCCAAAATCGCTAATTTCAGACTCACGACCTACCCCTTATTCCGCCGGCGTGTAAATGGTTTTGCCAGAAACCTTGATGCTGATGGTCTGGCGGCAAACATCATCAAAACCGTTGGTCGGCTTGAGGCTGGTGACAACGCCCTTGAACTGACGGGTGCTGCCATCAATGTACAAAATCCGGTAGTCCACCGGCGCTTCTGCTTCAATATCGGCTTCGATCAATCGTTGCGGCCCATTGATGTCAGGATCAAACACCGAGTCAATCTCGATCGCCCCGGACTCGATCAGGCCGCCGACAACCTGTTTGTACAGATCAGGATCACTGCCGTCGTACTGGTCGATAGTCGTCACGTCGATGGTCGTGCGACTGGCATCAGGCGGCGTAATGTCTTTGCACTGGGCAATCCACACCCAGGTAATGGTTTCGCCCGGCGTGCCGCGCTGGAATTTGGTGCCCTGAGTATGTAATACATTTGGTGCGGTCATGTTGTTTGCTCCCACATGGAAAATTCAATCACAATCAAATGTGACTGGGTCTGTTCTTCAAATTGATACTGGTTGCCAATGTAATTGCAGCTATCGAGGTCGGTTTGACCGGCCATGATGCTGATAATTTGATCCTTGAGCTTTTTGACTTCGGCATACTCTTTGGCAAAAACCCACATCTGCACCCGGTTTTTGCTATGCCCCAAAAAACCCATGTCGATGGTATTCAGGGCGTCGCTGTTGGTTTCGGTGTAAATCATCAGCGGGTATTCAGCATCCTCTGGCGCCGCGTTTGGCCAGATGCGGCTGCTGAAAACCGGTTTCAGGTTTTTGTAAATCGCCTCACTAACGAGCATTTGCAGACTCCCGCGCCTCTTTCTCGATTTCTTCACCCAGCCGCTTACTGGTCTGTATCAACGCATCATTTTTCTTGGCTTCCCACGCCGGCCCCATGAAACGCTGGGGAGCGATGTATCTGCCATTGCGGGCCTTCCAGCCCCATTCCTGGAATTTGCCAGCGAATGCACGGCCATCGAGTGGGATGATCGCCTGAATGCTGCCCATTGCCGCCCGCTGGCCACGGTAGACCCGCTGCCTCAACGACCGGCGTAAATTGCCAGGACGAACCGTGATAGTTTGGCCGCGCTCTTTGAATTTGTGCGGTTTAGTACCGACCGGCGCCCGGCTTTTGGCCTCGGTCAGCACGACTTTTGTGCCGCTTTTCACGGCAATTTCGAGCGCTTTTTTGGCAACCTTGCCTTGCAACTGACTGAGCGACTGTTCCAGCTCCTTCAGCCCGGTGACATGCACGGTGGTGGCCACGGTCAATTCTCCCGCACGCCTTCGCTGACCATGAGATTCAGCTCTTTATGGCGCAGTTCCGGGTCAATCACGGCGTGAATGCTGTAGATTTTGCCCTCAAACACGGCGCGCATTTTGGCGGTGATGCGGGCGTCATAGCGTATGTCGATCATGCCAGTGACCTCGCTGTGGTTTTGCTGAGCGGCAAACAGCGATCGGCCTGTTAATGGCCGGATGCGGGCGTATACGGTGCAAACGTCTACCCAGGTGTTTTTGCCAGCGCCGTGGGTGTCTTTTTGTTCGGTGAGTTGTTGGAAAGTGACGCGGTGACGGAGTTTTCCGGCTTGCATATCAGTAACTCACCCTATGCGGATCCAGCAGACCGTCTACAAACGGATACGGGATGCTGGCAACACTGCCAGCAGCCACCGCCTCGCGGTTTTCGTAAAGTGTGGCCAGGTCAACCAGAATCCATTGCACAATGCTTTTAGGCACAGCGGCGGCCCCGCCATAACCGGCGTCATAGGTTGCCATCATGGTTTTTTGGGCGGCAACCTTGAGCACTATTGATGGGATCAGACCGCTGTTACGGATGTAATAATCCGACTCGTCCAACGTGGTTTCCTCGCCATCCTCATCTACCAGCACTACCGATGAAACCGCCTGCAACGTTGGCAACAGCTTGAGGCAAGACACATCATCGGCAATGGTGCGGTAGGTTTTGGTTAGCAGCGAACGACCAAGCTGGTGTTCGGCGCGTTCGGTGGCCACAGCAATCAGGTGGTCAACAAACTCATCGTCATCACTGCTGTCGGTTGGCAGGCGCAAGTGCTGTTTGGCTAGCGCAGTGGTGACAGCTTGCCCGGAGGCTGGTGTGATGACGATGGTTTTCATACCGGATTAGCCTCGAAATGCGCAATCTGGGCGGGGTCATTGCTGGCCCAACCCACGGCTTTCAGAGCATCAAAATCAGCCTTGGACAGCGTGACTACCTGACCGCAACGCAGCCGTTGGCCGCTATTCGCGGTACAGGCATACAGCGCCACGCACTTGACCGGCTCTGGTTCTGGCGCTGGCGTATCAACTGCCGGTGCTGGCGTATCGACTGCCGGTGCTGGTGTATCGACTACCAGCGCTGGCGTTTCAACTACCGGCACTTCACTGTCTGCAACAATCGCTGCAGATCCTTTTTTACCTGCCATGATTAACCCCTGAACTATTTCGTCATACCAATAAAAAAGGGGCTGTTAAACCCCTTGTCATCACCACCAGCGATTAGCTGGCCGCGTTTTGGTAGTATTTGATGGCGCCGCCAACGTCGATCAGGTTGCCACCGGCGCGCGCCCAGGTCAGGAAGCCCACTTGACCCAGCTTGGCATAAGCCGAGTCTTCAAAGCGATGCATGGTGTTTTGCAGCACATCGCGCACGTAGTAACGGCTGAAGTCGCCGAACAGCACAGACTTGGCATCTGCCGCCATCGTGGCCATATCCTGGTTAATAACAACCTCATAACCCAGAATAGTGTCAGGCATTGCACCGCCCAGACCGTCGTAACCGGGGATGAAGATCGGGCGACCGGTGGAGTCTTTCAGCTTGCGGATCGCCAACAAGGTGTTGTCGTGCAACATAAACCGGCACTGGCCACTGGCGCGGTACGCCGGATCAACACTGTGCACCAGGTCGATCAGGTCATCCACAGTGATGGTAGCCGTCTGGCCAGACGCGCCAACCTTACCTACACTGGCCGCTGTGACAACGCCTTTGGGTTGGCTGGTGCCGGTACCGGTGGTGAAATAGGTATTGGTGATGCGACCCAGACGGGTTGCCTGACGCCCGATGACGAACGCCTCAATATCTACCGCCGAGTCCATCAGCAGCTCGATCGGTACGGCAACTATTTTGGAGCTGAACTTATAGACGTTCAGCGCAATGGTTCCGAAACTCGGATCAGCGCCAGTGGCAGTAGTGTTTTCGGCAATCAGCTCACCAGTTTCGCTGGTGCCGTCCGACGACGGGAACGACATCGGGTTGCCGCCCTCGGTTTGGATAACCGTGGCCACAGAACGAACTCCGCCGAACAACTTCAAGGCATCTGCAATCACCTTGGCAATGTCGGTCTGTACGGTGTAGCCACCCTGACCGGCAGTGGTAGTAGACATGGTGTTGCGGATGTCGGTCCAGTCCTGAGCGGTCAGGGCTTTGTCGCCGCCTTTCAGCCATCTGGCGAACAGTTCGCGCGCTTTGTTTTTAGCCTTGGCGCCGTCGTGTTGATGCTTGTCAGCAAACTCCTGCATCTGATCGTCAGCCAGCGCAGCGTTGAATTTTTCGATGCGGCCAATCTCGGCCTTGGCGTTGTCGATTTCGGCCATCAGCGCGTCATAGCTGGCCTGATTCTCAGGCGTCCATTGTTTGCCATCGGTGCTGGTCATCAAGGCTTGAACAGCTTGCGCCTTGGCTTGAATCAGGGCGCGTAATTCGGCGATAGTCTTCATTTGCGTTTCTCTCAAATAAAAAAAGCCGCAAATGCGGCCTGTAGCTGTGGGGGTAAACGTTAAATCAGGGCGACCGCCAGCCGACGTTCAGCGGCTGCACGGTCAAAATTCAAAGTGGGTGGTGGCGTTTCTGCCTCGGGCGCCGGTTTGGTTTTCGGTGATGGCTGCTTGGGCGCATTTTGGTAGACCGACATATTCCAGGTCGTCGAGTTCTGGGTACCGTTCTGGCCGTTCTGGGCTGCCGATATCTCATCGACGAAGCCTGCATCCAGCGCCTCTTGCGCGGTAAACCAGGTCTCGGCGTCCATATACGCGGCAATATCCTCAACCGATTTACCGGTTTTGCTGGCGTAGGTGGTGGCCAGCGTATTGTCGATTTTGTCCAGCAATGTGGCAGTCTTGGTCAGGTCGTGTTTGTCCCCCCACGCTCCCGTCCACGCATTATGGATCATGAACATGGCACCACTGGCCATCACCACCTGACTGCATGCCAAAGCAACATAAGTCATCGCGCTGGCGCAAACGCCATCAATGTGGGCAATGATGGTTTTGCTGGACTCACGAATGGATTGCTCCATGACACGGGCAGCGAACACATCACCACCTGGTGAGCTGATACGCAAATGCACAGTATCGGCAGCAATGTTGGCAAGCTCGGTAATAAACATCATCGGCGTGATACCGCCCCAATAATCAGCCTCCCATTCGGTACTAACAATCGTGTCGTACAGGTAAATGGTTGCTTCGGTACCGGACTCTGTTGTTGTGTTCACCACCTCAAAGCGGCGCGGTGCGACACGGTTAAGTGCCAGCAATTGATACAGTTGAGCCATGTTATTCGCCCTGTTTAATGGTGATGTTGGGTGCTGTCGAGGTGTTGAGCACGTCGCCGCCCTCGATCGGCGGTTGATTTTCCAGTTTGCGTACCTCGTTCACAGTCAGCCAGCCCGGCTCCCCAGCTCGGCCAATAGCAATACGGTAAGCCTCAAAACGACCTTTGGTGTCGCCACGTTCAAGCCCGGCTGTCACGAACTCGCAAAAGAACGGGTTGAAAAACAGCTTGCGGTTGCATTCCTGCTCGATGCCCACCAGGTGACGACTGAGCGTGTACTTCACAAAGCCGATGCCCATTGTCTCTACACTGCTGCCCAACACGGTTGCGTTGCTGGCATGGCCAATCATGTAGGGCGGCACACCAAACGCACGGGCAATGTCTTCAACCTGAAACTGACGGGTCGCAATAAGCTGGGCATCCTCGGCGCTGATTGTCAGCTCCTGAATATCCATGCCACTGCTAAGCACGCCCGGGCGGCGCCGGTTGCCGGCAATCAAATCCCCCCAGGCGTCCTGAATAGTTCTCTTCTGGGTTTCGTCCAGCTTCTTGTCCTGAGTCTTAATGACAAACTCAGGCTTGCTGCCTTCCCCAAAAAAATCGGCGCTGAACTGGTCGGCCGACAGCGCAATGCCGCCTGCGTACTTGAGCACGTAACGGAGTGGGCTCAGGCTGCGTACACCGTTGAAACCCAGACCGGTAAAGTGCAGCATGTCGTCCTGGTCGATAACTTCGCCAGTCGTTGTGATCAGGTATAGCAACCGGGATTTGTCATTCGGGTTTTCAAACGGTTGAACACAGAGCGGATGCAGCGGCTCCAGCATTTTCACATCACTGACAAACCGGCTGGTTCGGTGGATCCGGGCAAAGCCATCACCGTGCAGCAGCTTGCTGAACATGATGTATGTCCAGAAAGCGCTGGCCGAATAAACCGGGCTGGACTGCCGATTCAGGTACCAGTAATTCGGATGCGCCACACGTTCACGGTCGCCTTCCTTGTTAACCTGGTATACCGGCAACGGCAGACTGGCCACGGCGCCGGCAATGAGCTGGATGCACGCATAAATCGCGCTGACCATCAAGGCGGTGCGTTCGTTCAACGACACCCCAACACCCTGCTGAACACCACGCACCCACTCGCTAAACTCCTGCGGCGACATATTCTCGGGCGCAGCAGCGTTCTTCACCCCGGAGCTACGCGGCTGGGCTTTGGCTTTGCGTTTGTTCATAGTCAAAATACGTAAATTGAAGAGGGGGTTTCCTCGGTAAACACTGTCGCCCGACCTACCGCCATGATCATGGCGACCACCGGGTCGATCTTACCGACCGATTTTTCTTTATCCGGCTTCTGATTACCTGCCGCATCGCGCACCATGACCACGTTCCCCATCGCCCAGTTGATAACCGGGTCGTTCGGGTGCTCAATTTTTCGGGTCAAAATGTCGATTTGCAGCTGCTTCATGGCCGGAGAAATGGACAAAAACCCCTGCCGAAACTCCACCATTGGCATGTCATCGGCCTGCAGGTTGTTGACAATCTGCGTTGCGTTGTACTTATCGAAGGCGATTTCTTCCAGGTTGAGCGCATCGCGCCCGGCCTTCACATCTTTCTCGATAAAGTCGTAGTCGGTCACGTTGCCCGGCGTCAGCGTCAGCCAGCCTTGATCGGCCCACCGCTTGTACAGCTTGTGGTTCGGGTTCTGCTCATCGAGCGCGGCATCTTCCGGCAGGTAGTGCCTGCCCCAGATCCGTTTTTTGCCGTCGGGCATCACTGCCAGCCAGATCAGCGAACACAGGTCGGACACAGCCGCCAGATCGAGGCCACCGTATACGTGTGCGGCTTCTTTCAGCGAATCGAAGTCGTACTTGACCCCGCAGGCCTTCCAGAACTTCAACGCCATCCACTTGCGGGCGCCCTTGACCCACAAATTCATGTGCTTGGTCAGGAAATTGTCGAGCGCCGAACCGTCATTTTTAGCCTTGTTGGCCGCCGTTTTCAGCTTGTTAACGAAAACCGATATGCCCAGATTCGGGTTAGCCTTGATCCAGGTGGATTCATCCTGCCAATCGTCGCCCTTTACAGCCTGGCCGCCATCCTCATCCTCCGCATCGCCCAGCTTTTCGACCTCATCGAGCTGGTAAATGACGCCGAAATACTCGTCGTCATCAAACGATTGCTCCAGGACTTGCTTGAGATATTCGTCCTCAATCCGACAGATCGTTTCCAGTCCGCCAAAACCGGCGGTGGTGATGATCAAAATCAGCGACTGCTCACGGGCGCCGGTGCTGGAGTCGATAACGTCGTACAGGTCCCGGTTTTTGTGGGCATGAAACTCATCAATCAACGCAGCGTGCGTGTTTAGTCCGTCCTCGGTACCGGCGTCAGCGCCCAGCGGTACATACTTGGTCGATGTACCAGGCACAAAAATCATGTCACGCTGGATGCTGACGCCTTTACGCAACACCGGCGACTGGCGCACCATCATCTCTGACTCTTTATGAATCAGCCGCGCTTGCGACAACTTGGTCGCCGCCGTGTACACCTCAGCGCCGGGCTCACCCTCGCCCACCGCCAGATACAAACCGATACCGGCCAGCCAGGTGGTCTTGCCGTTTTTACGTGCTACCCGTATGTACGCTTTTCGGAAACGCCGAAAACCGTCAAACCGCAGCCAGCCAAAAATAATGGCCGTCCAGAACGCTTGCCAGGGCGACAGAACGAACGGTTGGCCCGCCCACTTGCCCTTGCTATGACGCAAGAAATCGAAAAATGCCAGCGCATGCCGGGCATGCAGATCGCTGAATACAAAGCCGCGTTCGTGCGCGGTTTCCAGATCGCGGTAATGCCGCTCGACCGCCAGCCGCGTCCACTTGCACACCGGGATTTTCCCGGCCAGAACATCGCGGCCATAGGCATCAAAGTCGATGTCGGCATTGAGCATTTACGGACTGACCAGTTTGGGTTTGGCCCCGACGAATTGCGTCAACGGGTCATCGAACAGACCGGGTTGCAAGGGCTGACCCATCAGGTTTTTGGCCTTGCGGAATGACGGTATGGTCAAACACGCTTCAGGCAACCACTGCAGCAGCTCGCGCTTGCAGTCCCGCGCCACGTAGTGCAGCTGGTGCGGCTGCTCATAACCGTTTTTCGACTTGACAATGATGGTCTTGTGTTCAGCGATATACGCTTCCAGCTCGGCTTCAACATCGACCCAGCGGCAGAACGTTTTAACGATCACGTGCAGCATCATGCCGTCGGTTTTGTGGATCAAACCGTACTCTTTGAGCGATGCCGTCACGTAGGCCCACACCTTTTTCTCGGCAGTGGTCATTTTCTTGAGGTATTCAGGAACCTCGGCATCGGTTTTTTCACTCGCGGACGGTGGTGCAGGCGATGCCACCACCACGGTTAACGTAGGTGGTTGATTCATGATGTCCTCAAAAAACGGAAAAATTCACTGATTTGGGAGGTTTCCTTAACCCCCCCCTACTTCAAAAAAGCGGAAATTGTTTATTCCTGACGAGGGCGCGGTCTTTTGGCTTAGGCCCCAGACTTTTGGTGCCCCCCTGCCTATTTATTTCTTTGGCGACCATGCGCCCATATCTTCACTGGCCGTCTTAGCCGAGTGACAGCTGGTGCACAGCGGTTGCCAGTTGGCTTGATCCCAGAACAAATCCTGATCGCCCTTGTGTGGTATCCGATGGTCAACATCGGTTGCAGGTGTTGTAAGCCCTTGATCAGCACATCGTGAGTCAGGTCCTTCACATAATGGATGCTCGCGAAGGAAGACTGCCCGAGCCTTTTGCCAATGGTGATCGTATCCTCGCTCGTAGGCTGTTCCCCGACGATCAGCGTCTTGCCTGCTTGCTTGAGTAGCATGGTCAGCGCAGCGGCCACGATTGACCGCGAACTGCTTGCACCCAGGATGACTACACGGACGCTTGGCTGCATGTGGCATTACCCGCGCCTTGCTTCACGAACATCACGGGTGATGGTGCCGATAGGATTCTTAGCATCTCTCCACCGGCTCAGCTGATTGGCCACGATACGGGCAACCAACCAGGCAGGCGCTGCAGCGATGAAACAGAAACCGATTTGCGCATGAATCGACAGCCAGCCCAGTGACAACCATTCGATGGCCAACGGCCCACCAAACACCGATGTCGATACAGCCATGGCCAACATGCCAGCGAACTCCAGCCCGCTGCGCGGTGGAGTCAAAGCCATCATCACCAGGGCGGCCAGTACGCCAACCACAATCAGCACAGCAATAAGTGCAAACGTACTGGTAATGACAAGCGCACTGCCAATGGTGGCTGCAGTACTGGAGTGCGTGGTCAACGTCGCGGCGCTGATAGCGTCTGACATGGGTATCCCCTGTTTATTCATGACTGACTCCGACTGTGCACCGGACTGTAAGTGTTGGAGCTGGCAGAGTCGCACAGCCCGAGAAGGCGATACATAACAAGATCAGGAACATGGCTTTCATACCGACGCCAAGCTGACACGGTTGGCAATCCAGCCAAACACAAACGCTTCGTTCTTCTGACGCTTGCGGGTCAGCTCGATGTAGCGAGCACATTGCAGGCTGTTGAGCGTCTTCAGCAGTACGGCGCCACCTTTGGGACCGCGTTTGGCGTAGTACGCATGCAATGCAGCGATGGTTGTCTTGCCGATCACCCCATCCTCAAACAGATCGGGGTAGTACTCGCCCTGATTATTGAATGCGTTCAGCACCTGCTGCAGCATCATGACGGCGGTTGCTATGCCCATGTTGACGCCAGTATCAAACAGTTCAGCGGCCAGCGGCTCACTCATGCGGCTGACTTCATTAAGCAGTAGCTTTTCCCAGTATTGGGTGTAGTAGATGCGCTGGGCGATTTCGATGGACATCTTGCTGATGTCGCCCATGTAACCATTGGCGCGGGCAACCGCTTCGGTAATGCCCCAGATTGTCTTGCCGCCCAGATCGTTTGGGTTATTGCTGTAGCCGCCTTCATGGCCGACTGTTGCTGCAAATGCCCGAAGGAACTCTGATTGACCTTGCATAGACACCTCGCTTGATTAACCCCTTTCGGGGCACATCCATGTGCTGGGGTGGCTGACCCACGGCAACGAACACAACATGCGAATGAGCACTGCACAGGCATCGAACCTGTGTCACGTCGTTGGTTGGCGAACGTGAATGCCGCTTTCAGTACCCATGCGGTTGTTATGTTTTGCATCCTTGCAGCAGCCTGCCTTGCTGATCCTGCAAACCCGCATCCTACGGGCGATCATGATTAGGCTGCTGGCCAGCGCCCTGTCCGGGCTTTGTATTGAATTAACCTTCCTTGATGACCAGATAACGGGTGCTGGTCAGGTACACGTCAGGGCCGGTGATGTCGCACGGATTGTTCAGAGTCACTTCATGAGCCATCACATCGGGCTGACCTTCGGGATAGCCTTTATCCCAGACCTGCACCACCACCTTAAAGTCTTTGCCGCTATCGGCATTTTCAACACGAACATGCTTTGTCATGACAACCACCCAAAAACAGGAATAAAAAAACCCGCACTAGGCGGGTTATAAATACGGAAATCCGAAAGGAGGTTTGCAGCGGAC